GAGTGAGAGTGGTAACGCAATAGAATTAAAGAAAGTGTTTTACCAAGAATCACCAGCAGTTCAAAGATACTTTGACCCTTATGCTGGAACAGGAGCTGGGACAATGAATATGTTAGACCAGTTTGGATTTGGTAATTATTCACCAGCAGTATCATTTTTAATGATGCCAGTTTACGCAGATATGTTGAGAATACAAGCGATTGAATTAAATGACCAGATTAGAAAATCAGCATACACATTTCAATTGAGAAATAATAAATTAAGAATTTTCCCTAAACCAGTAGGAGATTACAAATTACATTTTAATTATGTAGTTACTTCTGATAGGGATAATGTAATGGTTACAGAATATTCAGGAAGTTCAGATGTAATTTCCGACTTTTCTAATGCACCATATGATAATATGACTTACGGAAGTATTAATGATGTGGGAGTACAATGGATTAGAAAATATGGTTTAGCTCTAACAAAGGAATTATTGGGTATAATTAGAAGTAAATATGGTTCTATCCCGATTCCAGGTGCAGAAACAAGCTTAGACGGTGATACTTTACGAAGTGAAGCATCAGCCGAAAAAGAAGTTCTTGTTACACAACTTAGAGAAATGCTTGACCAAACTTCTCGTAGAGCACTACTTGAAGCGGACAAGGATGAATCAGAGTTCCTACAAGAAAAACTTAAAAGAGTTCCTTATCCAATCTACATAGGTTAGGAGAAAGAAGATGGCAAACCCACGATTTTTCGGAAAAAAAGATTTAGATTTATTTGATAGAGTTAATAAAGAACCTATCGGTGATTTAAATAATGCGAATAGTGGGATAATTGACCAAACTGTAATTATCTACAAAATATCAGCAGGTGATACAGAAACAAATATGTATGGTGAATCATCAAGTGGAAAGGTTTGGAAACCTGGTATTGAAATAGCTTGTTTGGTTTCATCAGATGATATGACATATAATACAGATGAATTTGGTCCTGATTTAAGACAAGCAGGAACATTTTCTTTTGTGAGACAATCTTTAAGAGACTTAAGTTTAGTATTGGAAATAGGAGATGTTATCGAGTGGTTCACAGCTTATTGGGAGATTTCAAATATAAATGAAAACCAATTAGTCGGTGGACAATATAAACAACTTGATGGACAACACATTCATTCAGTCATATGTAGTGCTAACTTGTTAAGACGAGGAAATCTTAACATTGAAGAAGTGAGAAGTATTTAATGGAACGAAGTAAAACTTTACCAAAACAAGAAAAAATATTATCAACGAGAGAGAACTTTAACAGAGGGTATGATACCACTCGCACAGATGATAAAGTAAAACCGATTTCAATTGGGTTGATGGATATTGATGCAGCTATTATGTATTACTTTAATGAAGTAATCAAACCAACTGTGACGGATAACAATGAAGTTGTAAAAGTTCCTGTTTATTATGCAAATCCTGAAAGATGGAAAATTATTCAAAAAAGTGGATATTTAAGAGATGTTAAAGGACAAATGATTACACCTTTAATTATATTCAAAAGAACATCAGTTACTAAAGATGAAAGTAACACATTTTTAGCTCGTTCAATCAGTCCAGCCTCATCTAATTATACATTTAAGAAGAGATATACAGCAGAAAACAGATTTACACAAACTTCTACATTATTTGAAAATGATGAACCATTAGAAGAAGCACACAATGTTGTAATGCCAAGTTATGTGACAGTAAATTATAATTGTATTGTATTTACACCTTATATAGACCAAATGAATGAAATTATAGAAAAGATTAGTTGGTCAAAAAATTCATATTGGGGAGAACCAAATAGATTTAAGTTTAAAGCCGGTATTACATCATTTACAGACACTTCAGAATTTGAAGGTGAAAGAATTATTAAAAACACATTTGATTTAAGTATGAAAGGATATTTAGTTCCATATTCATTTGATAATATTGTTAATACTCAAAAAGAATATTCAAATAGAATTGGGTTGAAATTAGGAGTTGAATAATGGCCACAAGAACAAAACCATTACCAAGAAAAGAACGAATACTAAAGGGTAGAGAGTTAAACAGAGGACTACAACGAGGTAGAGGTTCAGAAACAAACCAACGAAAAGATACAGTAAAAAATGTATCAGTTGGTTTAATGGATGTTGATGCGGCAATTATGTATTATTTTAATGAAGTAATTAAACCAACCGTCAATATTAACAAACAAGAAGTTAAAGTTCCTGTATTTTATGCTAACGCAGAGAGATGGAAATCAATCCAAAAAGACGGTTATGTTCGTGATGTTAAAGGTTCTTTGATTACACCACTAATTGTTTTTAAAAGAACATCTATTGAATCTAATACGACTTTACCAATAGATAAATTAGATGCAAATGACCCAAAACAATTTTATACATTTGAAAAGAAATATTCTCAAAGTCAAAGATACGACAGATTTTCAGTCATTCAAGGATTGTTACCACAAAAAGAATATTATACTACAGCTGTTCCAGACCATATGAAATTAAATTATGAGTGTATTATTTGGACACCTTATATTGAGGATATGAATACAATTATTGAACAAGTTAATTTTTCAGATGGAGCATATTGGGGAGAACCAAATAAATTTAAGTTTTTATCATCAATAGATTCATTTGAAGATGCAACAGAGATGTCTGACAACGAAAGAATTATAAAAACAAACTTTAATATGAGTTTTAATGGATATTTAATTCCAGAGTCATTTAATGAGTTTATGACTACACAGAGATACTTTACACCAAAACAAGTAGTAGTAGAAGATGAATCAGGATTAGTAATATCATCATTATTTTCACCAGATAGTAGAAGTGAAAAGGTTAGTATTTTTTCAGTAGGAAAATCATCAAAAGCTGGTGGATTAGGAAGTGCAACAGATTTTGTTAGAGGTTCTTCAGAGGGAGTAGGAACACAAGCACAAGATTTAGAATTTACAAATACTTATGGTGGTAGAACTTACTATATAATGAGAGGTAGTGGAGAACCAACATCATCAAGAGATGATAAAGCGTTAATATCAGTTTCTAACGCAAATTCTATGTATAACTTAAAATCATTTAGAGTATCTGGTAGTCAATCATCATCTTTGTCTGCAAGTAACGGACAGATTTATCAACCAACATTAGAAACAGATAGAAGAATAATGAGTTCATCAGTTCAAGTAAAGTTAAATGGATTAGAAATTACATCAGCTAACGACCAAGTTGGATATACAAGTGGATTTGATTATTATCTTTCAAGTTCATACAAAGATGTTGTGATAAGAAAAAGACAATCAGATAATAGTGGATTTACATTAACGAATTCTGATTATGTAACAATTTTATATCAAAGTGAGATAACATAGTGGGACAACAAAGAGAAATAGATAAAAGAACAGGATTAAAAGGTAGAACAAGAGCGTTTATGTATCCAGTAAGTGAATCATCTTTTTCTGGGGATAGAGTTATGTTCAACGATACTGGAAGTATTAGATTAGATTATTCTATGGACAATAAAAATGGATTTCCTGTAGTTGATACTGATGTAGTTCATTTGTCTAGTGGAAACGAAAGATACTTTTATCAAAGAGAACATTTTAAATATTCAGAACGAAGCACACAAACTTCAGTATATAATGAGTTCCAGCCAACAATAGCTGACAATTATTGTATCAGAAATGGTTCATTACGAATATTTATTAACGGTGTTGAACAATCTTCTAATACTGACCAAACAGCGTCAGCATCAGCAGACTTTTTTGTAGATTCAACACAGAAAAAAATTAGAGTCCATAGATTGACTTATGACAATTATGGAACAGAATTAAGAAGTGGTTCGGTAATAGTAGAAGGTGACAGTGATTTTTTACCACCGACCACAACAGGAGACGGAAGTGAATCTTCCATACAAATTAGTTTTCAGAGAGAGGCATCATTATGAGTTTAATTGATTTAACAACACAAGCACAAGCCCCACAATCTGGTGGTTTGACTTTACAAAGTTCAGAAACTACAAGTTCTTTAACTGGATTATATACATTAGAGTTTGATAATATTAATGTAGATAATATTGGAACGGGTAGTTTGAATATTGGAGAAGCTAATACCTTAACAGCAGGTAAATTAAAATTAGCCCACACAACAGACCCAGTTATTTTAGACGCTAACAATAATAAAGTAATACAAATTTTAACAACGGGTGTTCCAAGTGGTAGTGTAAAAATATTTGGTGACTTAACAGTTGAAGGTTCAGCCTCATATAATAATGTTTCTACATTTGCAGTAGAAGACCCTATTATAGATTTAAACTTTACTGGTGATACAGCAGGTTCATCAACAGACTCTGGGTTAAGAGTTGGTAGAGCGGGGTTAACAAACGCACAATTAATATTTGACCATAGTGAAACCAGATGGGCAATAGATAAT